TGTCGTAGACGCGGCGGCCTTCAGCGTCGAAGCGTCGGCCTTGTGCGTCAGTGCGGGCTTTGCTCACGTTTCAGCCCCTTAGACCGGCATCGCGTCAGGGTAGGCGCGCTGGGCCGGGTACGGGTCCGCCGACAGGAAGGCGCTGACGCTGCCCGCCGTGACGGTCGTCGTGCCGATCACGGCGAGAACGCCGAGGTACCGCTCGTAGACCGCGCCTTGCGGCAGGGCGACGGAGCAGATCAGGCTGTTCGCGTTCAGGCGGGCGTCGTTGACCGCAGCATCGTCCGTCACGATAGTGCCGGTCGAAAAATGCACGGTCGGCGACGTGGCCAGGTTGGCCGTGCTGTCCGACACCAGACGGAACTCGATGGTACCAGCGGCACCGCCCGTGATGATTTCGGTGCCGTCCGTCAGGAGGTTGAAGTAGAGGTGCTGGCCCGCGCCAATGTCGCGCGAGGCAGCACCCAGGTCGATGACATCGCCGATGAGGGCGGTGCCTGCAGCCGCAGCAACTGAAACGCTGTCTGCGAACTCGTTACGTTCGTCGAGGATCATGGTCTTGTTCTCCAGGGGCCCCGCTTACGCGGCGACCTTTGCTTCAGTGTGCAGCAGGCTGTCGACCCGGCGGACCGGGAAGCCGTCGAAGGTCATCACGGACTGGCCAGCGACGTCCGACATCATCAGGGTCGAGTTCTTGACCTTGTTGACCATCTGGCGGCGCAGGAAGCTGTGAACGCGGCGGCTGCAGTAGAAGGCACCACGGATGCCGGTCAGGTTCGGGATGAACGAGGCGACGTCGGTCATCAGGTCGATGAGGTCAGCGCCGGTCGCGGCATCCTTCGTCAGCTCGGCGAAGTCAACCTGGATGCGGTAGACGTAGCGCCAGTCCTTGAGGACCAGGCCAGCGTCCATGCGGTAGTGCGTGCGGTAGGCTTCCATCCGACCACCGGCACCATCGACGTTCTCGATGGTGATCTGGCCCTTGTCGTCGGTCTTGAGACCGGCAACGGAGCCCTTCGGGTAGGTCATGAAGCAGGAGTTCGGGCCCCAGCCAATGAACCAGATCGAGGTGTTGGTGGAGTTCGAGCCGTCGGCGGCCGAGGCGTTGATGTTCTGGCCGTTTTCAGCGGACAGCGAGGAGTAGCGAGCGGCGAAGCCCGTGAACTTCTCGGGGGTGACATCTTCGTCGGCGTAGAAGATCGAGGAGGCCAGGTCTTGCGACATGCCTTCGATGTGGGCGGTGTCTTCCGACAGGCGGAAGGCAGCGGTGTTGCCGTTCAGGTCAGCCAGGGCCTTGTCGACCTCGGCGTAGGCTTCCATCATACCGGCGTTGTCGGTCACCTGGGCGGTGCGCGACTTGGTCGGCTGAACGCCACCGTACAGCTTGCGCCAGGTCGGGGCAGGCAGGCCGGTGCGGATGGTCGAGCGGTGCCCCGTCGGCAGGTTGCCTTCGATGTACACGGCGTCGGAAAGGATTTCATTGGTCTGGGCGAGGATTTCGACGATCTTGTCGACCTTGCCAGCCGGGTCCAGACGCTTGGAAACGTCCAGCAGAGTGGGGTGGGTATCCGAAAGGGTGGCCACGGTAGTTCTCCAGTCAGTTCATGTTGGGAAAAAGGATTTTGGCTGCGTCCTGGGCAGGGGAGGACTTGCCCCCCGCCACGAACGTGTCTTCGCTGATGGCCTTGCCGACACGGAACATGAACCGGATGACTTCCGGGTTGTCGCCGAGGCGGTGTACGTCCAGCAGTTCGCGGAGTTCCGGTGTGCCGAACTGGTCGACTGCCTTCTTCGCGACCGCCAAGTTGGCCGGGAGAGCATCGCCCCCGAACTCCTTGTCGGTTTCGGCACGGCCCTTCCAGTCGGCGAACATCTCGCTCGTCGCCTGTTGGCTTTCAGCGACCCACTTCTGGGCCAGCTTCACGCCAAGGTCCGTGACCTTTTGCGCGGCGTCCTGCGGCAGGTTGAGTTCCTTGGCGACGTTCTTGAACTCACCGAGCAGTTCAGCGTCGAGTTCGACGCCTTCCGGCACGGAGAAGTCCTCGTAGGCCTCTGGCGCGCCCTGGGGTGCGTCTTCGGCCTTGTCGCCTTCGGCCTGCTGCGCCTGTTCGCCTTCGACCGGATCGGTCGGGGCGGCTTCGGCTACCGGCTGCTGTGCGGTGGCGTCGGTGTTGGCGACGTCGCCCGCGGTCTGCGATGCGGCTTCATCGGTGGGTGTGTCGGCCGTCATCAGCGTAGTGTCAGTCATGTCCGAAATGCTCCTGCATCATGGTCTGGAAGCCCAGCGGCGCGGCCTTGGCGACCTTGCCCTGGAACTCGAGACCGATGGCGCGCTTGCCTTCCCTGAAGAACGTCTCACTGTTGCCAGTGAAACTTGAGACGTAGAGACCCGTGGCCTCGAGCAGACGCCAGACAATCCGGCGGCCCCGAGGCGTGGCCATAAGCCATTCCAGATCGGCCTTGTCAGTGTCCCTGCGGTTCCGAGCGTCCTGGGCTCTCGCCTCGGCGCTCTTGTGCTGGGTCTCCAAGTCGGTCGGGTCTTCCTGGCTCATAGCGGGAACCTACGTCGCGCGCGGAACGGAAGACATACCGCGCTCGAGGCGGGCCAGCGAGCAGGTGTGCTTTTCGACCTCGCCATCCAGGCGGTGGTAGGTCTCCGCGTCCATCGAGCGCACCGACCGATAGCCGCTCGCGTGGCTCCAGATGTCGGGGGCGGCGAGGGTCCGTTTGTATTTGACCGTCACGCCCGGGTAGTCCTTCTCGTCGCCGTGGTGGACGTGGCCGACGAACCAGACGCGCGAGCCGTGCTGCGAGGCTTGCCACAGGTCGGGCGCGTCGACGGCCATCAGCAGGGGGAGGTCTTTGCCCTTCGCCCCGTCGCCGTGGGTGGTGCCGATCAGGTTGGTGCCGAAGCCCATGAACCAGTAGGGGTTGGGGCTGGTTATGACCGTGACCCTGGGCTCGTTCTCGTAGAGCAGCGCCAGCATCTCGGCCAACATGATCGCGGTGATGCCGTCGTGGTTGCCTGGGTTGATCCGCACGGTGAGGTAGAGGTGCTTCTCGAGCATGCGGGCGATGTGGTGGCGCTTGCAGCGGATGCTGGCGCGGACGACCTCGGCGTGGCGGCCGTGCGTGTCGAGATGGTGGCCGCTCTTGGTGCGGCTGGCGTTGTTGTCGGCGTGGAGGCTGTCGCCCAGGTCGATGTAGAGGGCGTAGGTCGACGGGGGCGTGGAGGCGACCAGCCTGTCAATGGCGGCCTTGGTGATGCGCTCGAACTCGACCAGGTCGAAGGTCTGCCCCGTCTCGTCCTGCCAAGAGTAGAGGCCTGCGTGCGGATCGCCCTGTGGGTACACGGTCAACAGATCGTCGTCGCTGTGCGCGGGGGCGGCGAGGGGCGCGAGTGGTTCCAGTCCCTCAAGCAGCGCCGCCCTGATAGCCAGCAGTCGTTCGGCCTGCGCCTCGGCGTCTGGCGACTGGCGCTCCCACACCCGCTCGACGCCGTTGGGGCCGCGTTGGACCGTGACCTCGCCCATGCGGTAGCCGGGGGCGACGCCGTCGTTGAAATGCCCCGGCGCGTGGCCGCGGCGGGCGGCTTCTTTCTGGAAGCGATCAGCTGCTTCCTGAATGGCTGACTTGCCCAGGCCCAGCGCCTCGGCGGCTTTGCGGATGCTCCCGTGCTCTCTGACCGCCTCTGCGGCTCGCCACTGGGTGTCTGTGGCCCAGTCGGGCTTGTGGCCATCGGGGGGAACGAAGGTCAAAGCCATGCGGCGTTTCCGAGCTGTGGGAGGGGCAGCCTAGTAGGTGTACGGCGCGGGCGAGCCGTAGCCGGTCAGCTGGTTCATGATGTCGGCACCTGCGTTCGAGGCACCTTTCTGCGTGGCGACGCCGCCCAGCTTGCCCATGCTCTCGGCGGCCTGCTGCGCGGTGGCTGCTGCCTGCTGCGCCGCCTGCTGGTCGGCACGGGCCTTGCGGACGAGGGCGACCTCCTCCTTGCCGACGATCAGCTCGGGGTCGACGCCGATCTGGTCGGCGTAGTTGTCCACCCAGCGGTCGGCGTCGAACTTGTCGAGCACTTCGGGCTTGATCTGGGCCATAGCTCCGAGGTTGCCGACGAAGCGGTCGGTGCTGTTCGCGCCGATGGCACGTTGGGCCTGGGCCAGGATCGAGACGAACTCGACATCCAGGTTCACGCCGATCAGCTCTTCGGGAGGGGGAGGGAGGACGCCCGACTGCAGCAGGCGCTCGAAGGTGACCTCGATCAGCGGGTCGAGCAGCTCGTTGTGCAGACGCTCGAGCACGGGGCCCAGCATCAGGAGCTTCTCTTCGTGGCGCTCTGCCACCTCGGTGGCGGTCATGTTGGTCGAGACGGCCTGCGAGATCATCAGGAACAGGTCGGAGTACATGCCCTCGCGGATGCGTTGGCGGACGTCCTGAATGTCCATGAGCAGGTGGTTGAGGTCGATGCCGCCCTGGAACAGGGGCTTGATGCCGCCACCGGCCGAGGCCGTGTCGACGGTGGTGTAGCCGCCCGGCAGGATGTCGACCTCCTCGCCCTTGAGGCTCGAAGGCCCCTGCAGAGGGGGGCGGACCTGGTAGTCGATGCCCTGGCTCTTGCGCAGCTGCTCGTGCTGGAGCTGCTTGATGTCGCCGAGCACCTCCATGCCAGGGCTCTGGCCGTAGACGTCCTCGCTCGAGGTGTACCAGCGGGGGGCCAGGACGCGGAAGCGGTCGAAACCACCCTCGCGCAGGAGCTTGTCGCCGTCGCCACCCTTCTCGAAGTAGCAGGAGGCCCAGGGCATGTCGCGGCTGGCCTTGGAGCGGATGTCGCGCTCCTTGCGGGGCTCGACGGCGTGGATGATGGTGACCCAGCTGTCGCCGTTGCCGTTGGTGACCATGTTCTTGACGGCCGACGAGCAGCTGTCAGCGCCGAACTCTTGCACCAGCTGGCGCGCGGTCTTCTGCAGCTCGCGGTACGACGTGTCGACGTTGCCCCTGAAGTCGGTGGCCAGGGCATAACGCCCCACGGTATTGGGGTAGAGGTGGATGCCCCTGTCGAAGTCATCCATGATCAGGGTGTTGGCCGTGCCGAAGGCACCCAGCTCCTCGTAGAGCTGGTGCAGGGCGCGGTAGGTGTTGGACTGGCCGAAGACGGCCTGCATCTTGCGGGTGACCTGTGCCAGCCAGATTTTCACGGGCTGGTATTCCATCAGCGCGTCGTCGGGGATGCGCAGCCGGAACCAGGGTCGTGCGGGGCTGGTCACGCCCGACATCATGCCCGCCGCCAGGATGCGCAGAGCGCCCGTGCCGGTGCGGTCGTAGATGTTGTTGTGGCGGCGCTTGCCGTCGTTGCGGTCGGTCACGGAGAAGCGGCCAGCACGAGGGAACAGCTGCGCGGACAGCTCCTCCCAGTGCGATACCCACGACGACCGCTCGGTCTCGAGCATGGACCATCGCTTCTGGTAGTGCTGCTTCTTGGGGGTCTCGATCACGCAGGTGACCCCAGATTGAGCTTGATCATGCGGAGGCAGGCCTCGAACAGCACGTCATCGCTACGCCCGCGGCGCTGGACGCCGCAGGCTTCAGCCAACCGGGCGATCTGTTCGGTGGTCAGGGCCACGTTCAGCCTCCCAGCAGTGAGTTACGGCCGAGGGCCATGTTGGTCAGAGCAGCACCGCCTGGGCCGGTGAGAAGGGTGGCGGCTGCCGACCCCGCCTTGTTGGCCTTGAACAGCGACGCCAGGTTGGGGGCCTGGCGGTTGGCCTTGGCCTCTGCCTGCTGCGCGTCGGCCTGCGTCTTGGCGGCGGCGGCCGAGGCCTCGCGTTGGGCAGCCTCCTGGGCGCGCAGCGCCTTGCGCTGATCGCTGGCAGCGCCGAACACGGCGGCGACGGGGGACAGAAGTCGGGCTGGGTTGCCGCACATAGAATGGCCTCGGGTTTAAGCGAGCGGATCGTAGTCGCGAGGCTTCCTCGAAGACATACCGGGCATGTTGCGTATCTTCGGGGTGTTGATGCAGGCGAGAGCCAGAGCGGATAGGTGGTCGGGGCTGCGCTTGATCCTGTCGACGATGTCCTCTCGGCTCTCGACGTAGACCTGGGAGCCGCGGAGCTTCCACTTCGGGGCGCAGAGGTCGGCCAGGAGCTTCTTTGAGGGGGGCAGGGCGATGTTGTTGTTGGCCTCTGGGTCGAGCAGCTCTCGCAGCCGCCAGATGTGCTCCGACCGCTGGTTGAAGAAGCCCAGACGCCCTGACTTGTCGCGTGCTCCCGACTTCTCCGAGACGTTGACGCCGAGCACCTGCTGCCTGGCCTCCTTGAGGAAGTCGTAGGGGCTCGAGCCCACGCCGATGATGTCGATGTGGATGGGGCTGTGGTCGCGGTTGGCTGCGATGGCCAGGCCCGCCACCATCGGGCCGTTGGGTGTCTCTGCTCCCGGGTACTCGAGGGGTTCATCGAACCACCAGCCCTCGTGCCTGCGGTAGATCACGGTCTTGTCCTTGCCCCCTCGCGCCACGTCGACGCCGAGCGACACCATCTCGGGCTTGGGCGAGAGGGGCTTCCACCTGGCCTGGGCCAGCTCCACCCAGCGGGTCGGGATGACCTGCCAGATGTCGTCCTCCATGCCCGCCTTGAAGTCGCCGTTCAGCATCTGGCTGCGAAGGGGTTCTGGCAGCGCCTGTAGCGTGCTCATGTAGCCGGTCCCGGTGAGGAATGGGTTGTCTCGCACTCGCGAGGGGATGAAGGTCCGAGACATGGGCTGGATCACCAGGTCTGGGCTCTCTGCGTAGTCGGCAGGGTTGAAGTCGTAGTCGGGCTCGCCGTCGGCGATGACGAAGGGCTTGCCGTTGTCGACCTCGAGGTCATTGCCTGCGACGGTCGCGAACCAGCGCAGCTCTCCCGGCACGGCGGGGTTGGGGTGCTTGTCGTCGAGCCAGGGGCCGAAGAAGTCCACGATCCACCGGCCCTCTGCGCTGGTTGGCGGGTTGAAGGTCAGCAGTGCCTGGCAGCGTTGACCGACCACCGTGGTGCGCAGCCAGCCCAGGAGGAAGCGCACCTGCAGCTCGAGGAAGTTGGCAGCCTCGTCGAACACGATCAGGTCGTGCGGCCGACCCTGGTACTTCTTCTCGTCGCCAGCGTTGGGCACAGAGCCCAGCTCGATCTGCAGGGCCTTGCCGTCGCTGCGTGTCTGTCGCCAGATGCCCTTGGTCGAGTTGTATCCGTCCTTGGTGCCGAACAGCTCCTCGAGCCTGTCCTCGATGGCGGACAGCTCCGTGCCGACGCGACGCAGGATCATGATCTTGCGGTGGTCCTCGATGCTCTTGCCACAGGCCAGGTCGGTCTTGCCGCCACCTGCAGCACCACCGTAGCCGATGATGTCGGCCGTGCTCTGATAGGCGTCGGTCTGCGGCCCAGGCAGGGGCCGCCAGCGTTTCTTGTCGCGGGCCAGCAGAGCGAACAGGTCGCGCCTCTCTGCCTCGGTGAGGTGGGGCAGCAGCTTCTGGACCTCGGCGACCGAGGGGGGCCTCACGCGAGGTCTGAGCCGTCTTCGGGCTCACCGTCTGCCCGGGCCTGGGCCAGCGCCAGCAGCGAGGCGATCTTGGCCGAGGCCGCGGCGTCTGTGAACTCGACGGGTCCGCCCCCGGGGTTCGACAGTTGGATGCCCTGCTGCGGGCGGTAGCGGGGCGACCAGGAGGACAGCAGCTTCTCGCGGGCGTAGACCCGCAGCTTGGAGCGGGCAACGGCCTCGGCGTCCACCACGGTGTACTCTTCGCCGTTGCGGTTCTTGCGGACGACCCAGTCGGCGGAGCCGTCCTCGGCGATGTCTATGATCTCGTCGGCGATAGCGTCGTAGCCCACGTCGCGGGCCAGCTCGTAGGCCTCCTTGAACTCGGGGCGGTCAGCCTTCCAGCGGTGAACCGACCACCGCGAGGGCATGCACTCCTCGTCGCGCAGGATCGAGGCCAGGGTGATCCCCCGCGACAGCAGCTCGCAAATGCGGGCCGCCTTCGCGGGGTCGTAGGTGGCCGTGTTGATGTTGAGGAGGGGACGGGTCATGGTTCACATGAGACTACGCGCGCGGTTGGCCGCAAGCCATACGATCAGAGTTGGTCAGCCGCTCTTCCTGATCCTGAATGTGATGATGTCGGCGACCGTCGCCTTGTGGACGTCGAACTTCTGGGCGAGCGTGCCATAGCTCCAGCCGCCCTCCTCATACATCGACCGCATCAGCTCGACCTCTGCGTTGGTCAGCTTCGCGTCGTGGTGCTTCTCACCCAAACGTGCCATTTTTTACGTGCTCCTGTTTGGTTACGGTTGGGTACGCTTGGCGTGGACAACTGTAACCGGGGTTAAAGTGTTGGTTTGCTTGAGCTTTCGACGTCACGTCTACAGACTACAGATGTTTTTCTCTAACCTCTCCCCAGGGGCCCTGTACGGGGCCCTATACTACTATGTCCTACCCTCCCCTTTAGAAAGTAGTGTAGACAGTGTTACCGCCCCGCAAACGCCCGCCCCGTGGGGTTTTGGCGGTTACACTACGTCCGTAGCCGCACCGTAACCGCCGTAGACATTCACTCCCGCACCCACCTCCGAACCGACTTGCGCCCGTCTTTCTGCACTTTTTGGCAGAAACCGAGGGTCCGCAGCACCTTCGCTACCCGCGTCTCGTCCGCGCGTTTTATTGCATGTTCGCGGCAGTAGAGGGCCTGCGTCAAAACATCGTGCGTCTTGAAGCCCTCCGCGCCCGGCAAGGTGCCGTCCAGGTCGGGGGTCTCGAGCCACTTTTCGATGGCGTCTTCCCAGGTGTCGGTGACCCTGTAGTCGTCATGCACACCCTCGGCCAAGGCCTGCGCTTCGCGCCACTCGACACCACCGGCCGCGTGCATCACCCGGGCTTCGGCCCAGAGCTGGTCCCTGTCCCTGGCGATGCCTTCGACGTCCACCTCGCCGCAGGCCATAGGCAACCAGCGCCGCGCGCCCGTGGGGTCGTCGAGAAGGTCGGTCGGGTTGGAGGTGCCCTGGATCACACAGCGCCGCTGGAGGGTGACGGCGTACTCCTGGTACTTGGGCACCCAGTCCTCCTTCGAGCGGGTGATCCAAGCCTTGATGGTCTCGATCTCGCGAGACCGCAGGCCCGACAGCTCGCCCAGCTCCACCATCAGCGCGCCGCGCATCAGCCGAGCCCGGGCGTCCTCATCCTGGTGGAAGGACAGCTCTCGGAAGGTGTCCTCTGGCACCATAGCCCTCACGCCGCGGGTCTTGCCCTGCCCCTGTGCGCCGGTCAGGATCGGCACCATGTCAGCCTGACAGCCAGGGGTCATGACGCGACCAGCCATCGCCGTCCAGATATAGCGAGACGAGGCGGTGGTGTAGGCCGAGGCCTCGACACCGAAGTAGGTATGGTAGAAGCCATCGACCCTCTTCACCCCGTCCCACGTCAGGCCCTCGAGCCAGACCTGGGCGGTGTCGACGCTTTGGTGCTCTGCCACGTAGAGCACGACGTCGCGGATCATCTCACGGCCGACGGGCTTGAAGCCGAGGGCGGCGAGGGTGAGGCGCAGCTCTGTGTAGTGGTGGTCCTTGAAGGCCAGCCACTTGCCCGGGTGCGCGACGTCAGCATAGACCAGCTCTCCGCGGAAGGCGTCGAGACGGATGTCCATGCCACAGACGTCGGGGCGCAGGAGGGCGGGGCGGACGTTCTCGATCAGCGCCTCGATGCGGCCCTTGCCGTCGCGGATGAAGGCGGGCAGCGGCAGGTCGATCTGCTCACCGTCGATCACCACCGGCGTCAAGTCCTCGAAGTCATCGGCCGAGGCGACGTCCTGCCACCCGTGCTCGCGAGCCTTGGCGAAGATCGTGCGCTCGGTGATGGGGTTGGCCGTCTCTCCCTTCTGGTCGAGCCAGGCCCAGACCTTGATGGCCAGCTCGTCCTCGTCGAAGTGCGGGGCCCTGGCCGAGAACTCCAGCGCCAAGGCATAACCCTCATCGCTCCCGCCCGTGGCGTGGTGGATGCCAGAGATGATGTCGCGCCACTCGTCATAGCCCAAGGGGCTGGTGTCGTTGGGGATCGCGGCCAGGGCGTCGCGCAGTTGTGAGGGCTGGACCTGCATATTCCCCAGGGCCAGCTCGCGCACCGGCCGATCCACCACCGGCACAGGGGCCGACGGCGTCCACGCCAGCTGCAGCGCATACTCGCGATCCATCACCTCGTAGTCGCAGAGCGGCTCGAGCGGCGCGGACTTGCCAGCTAGGGGCAGGATGAACTGGTTCCCGAAGCCATGCTCCGGCACGCTGTCCTGTTTGGGGAAGACCTCGATCTCGCCCTGGGCGACGCCCTTGGCTCCGTCCTTGTAGCCGATCTCGACCAGCAGGGCCTTGCAGAGCTGGCGCACCGAGTAGGCGTCCTGCGGCTCATCCCAGATCAGGAAAACGTGGATGCCGTGGCCGCCCGTCGAGCGGAAGGGCACCGGCTGCAGGCCAGACCAGCCGAGGCTGTTGCACAGGTTCTCGGCCACAGCGACCATCTCTGCCCAAGGGGTCTGCCCCTTGTGGCTGTCGAGGTCGAACAGCGCGATGCGCGTCGTGCTCTCGCCTGCCTTGATGGGGCAGACGCCACGCGGCATCGTGCCGTCGAAGTGGCGCTTCAAGCGCGCCTCGGTCAGAGGCTCTCGGGTCCAGGCCATGCCGGTCGAGGCCTTGATGGCGGTCACGTCCGTGCGGGCGCGAGACGTTAGCGGCTCGAGGGCCGCGATGAGATTGTCCTTCTCGGTGGTCATACTATCCCAGCACCTTCTCTGGGTTGACCAGGTTCGCGGCAGGTACGCCGAGCCGCTCGCGGATGACCTGGGCGTGGCGCACGGGCATCCAGCGGGCACCGTTCAGCCAGCCGCTGACGGCCTGCTGCGTCACGCCGAGGAGGGCCGCCAGCTTCACCTGACCACCAGCCAGGGCGATGGCCTGGGCGATGTGCTCGCGGACTTCGGGGGTGGTTCGGGCGCTCATACGTCTTCTCCTGTAAGGGCGGCTTCGATCACCGCCAGTTCAGATGCGAAGTTGGTCACGAACTCCAGTTGGTCTCGCGGGACGCCGTTAACTAGCTTGGCGGCTAACGCCTCGATTGACTGGTCTGTGCATCGGAGGTTTTCAGTGCAGACCAGCGCATGACGGGCGACCTCCAACGCCCCCCGCAGCCTCTCTATCTCAGCGGCTTGGCGTTCAATGGTGCGGGCCGCATTGGCGAGCAATGCGTCAGTTTTTTTAGGGTCCACGACGCAGTTGGTGTTGCTGTCGCGCATATAGATGCAGCCGACCCAAAGCTTCTTCAGCAGACCGGCTATGTCAGTGGTGGTCATGGCGTTTTCTCCACTCGGAACGGAAGGCGGAAACGAAAGTTTCTCCGGCGAGATACCGAGACCACGCTCGGTCATAGACGCTCGCGCTCATGCGCGGCTCCATTCAATCTCGACCGGCCCGATGTATAGGCGACGATAGTGCGGCTTGCTGGCGGGGCGGATAAACGCAAAACGCCAGCCCCAGCGAAGGGCGACAAGCAGGTGCCATAAGCCGCCGTTGCGATGTCGGAGAAACCCGGTGCTGATAAAGTATCGTCCAGTAATCACCCTTCCCTCCCTGTATCGGTGGCTATGTCAGGGGTGGTCATTGGTCCGGGTCCCATCCCAAAAGCAGAAAAAGGAGAACGAGCGTCGCGGTCACAGCTAGGGCGGCGATCTTGATTTCTTCCCAAGTCATCACCCTTCCCTCCTTGTATAGGTGGCTTTCGTGCCAAGGGCTGCAAGGATGCGCTTGGCCGTGAAGTCGAAAAGGCCGTCGCCCGGTGCCGCTGCGCCACGCTGGTGGTCTTCAAACGCCGCCGCAAGAATGGACGCAATCTCCTCCCTCGACACCGGAACGACAGGGGATGCGTAGAGGGGGACATGCCCCGTCCAAGGTCGGTGGCCCCAGATGTGAAGCTCTAGGCGCGGGTGATGGGGGTCTGCCAGTTCGGCTAGTTCGGTTGGCCGAACCCAAGCCACCACCTCCCCCTCTGGGGCAGGGGTGCGGCGGTTCCATGCTGCGATGGCTTGGCTTTTGTAGGCATCCGATCCGCGCTCGTCGGAAACGTCCTGCCCGTCACCGACGCGGACGCCGTGACTTCTGAAACCGTCATAAGTTGGGCAGTCGAGGTTCACACACTGGACCGCGCCCCATCCGTTGCCCTCGCTGCCTGGGTCTTTCGGCAGGATTTCGAGGCTGGTCGATCCACAGAACGGACAGGGCAACAGTTTCTCAGTCATGGCTCTTGCCTTTCAGGGTGGCGCGAGCAAGGTCGAATTCAATGCTGTCAAAGCCCGGCAGGATGCGTTCAGCCATCGCGGTCGGAGACGGCTCGTCAGGGAAGTTCAAGCGCATATCGAGGTCGTCAGCCAAGAGCGCGCCTTCGAGGCGGCACAGATATTC